GCGTAACCTTCCACTGTGGTAGTGTTGTCACTGCGTTTGAAAGCAGGTATATCTGTATGGGGTGTTTGTTGCAGCGCAGGGCTGATGTATTCACCTATTTCAATGCCAATAGTGGCCCAAGATGCTGTGCCGTTATCTAGCATTACCCTACCGTCTGCTCCAGTAGAGTCGCCAGCTGCACCGTCAGCTGCTGATGTGCCATCTGAATAAATGTATAACTTGTTGGACAATACTCTGGCTGTGACACCTGTGATCGCCGCAGAATTGATGTTCGCAGCGGTTGTAGCTAAAGTTCCAGAGGCAATTGATGTACTGTTTATAAACAATGTACCCGACATTGTGCCTGCGTAAGTTGAACTTAGTGCTACTGGCCAGCTGGCCTTCCAAGATTTCGAACCTACTAGAACCCATTCGCCGGCATCAACTGCTGTGCCGCCGCCTGCTATGCCACCATTACCCGAGGACTTGTAGTAGATTCTTGCTAGGTCTTCTGCGGTTCCATATGATGTATCGCCTTCCACGGTTTGAAACACCACTGCGTAATCACCGATCTGTCCCACCGCTTCTTTAGGCGCATTTCCGTCTATCTTGGATGGATAGTCAGCGTCTGTGAGTACAGTAGGTATCTTGTTTGTAAATTTCTGTCCACCTGTGGTAGTAGCTGCTGCACTGTTCCACTCTTGGATACCCCAAGTTGTGGCCTGTGTGTCAATCCACCATTTGCCATTGGTCGGACTCGCTCCCGGGGCATCTACTTCTGGTGCAAGTTCATCTAAGTCTACATCAGCACGAACAATAAATGCCGCGTTGCTTACACCTAGCAAACTGTAAGCTGCCAATAGTCCATATTCATTGCGCTCTGAGCCATGAATGGGAGTTGAACTTGCTGTTTGCTCAAAGAACGGAATGCCAAAGAGATCTGTAAGATCTCTCTGACTAGTAACTTTGAATGCTTTGCCAGCATTTGCTTTGGTTGTTGCTGAAGCTGTGGTTGTACCAGCTCCGTTTGTTTTATCTTGGGCTGTAGCTACGACAATAAGAGGGACCGTACCAGGTTCTGCTGGTGTATAAAAACTCTCGTCGATTACCGTAACTTGTACGCCTGGTGATGTTAGTGCCATATCGCCTATTCTCCTGGTAATAGTTGCTCATAATATTTAGCATACTATTCCAAAAACAGCAAGTTAGACACATAACAAAAGGGGTCAAAAAGGTTAAATACCTAATGCGACCACTCTGCAAGGCCTGCGCACAGCGACCTAGAGCCATTAATTACTACAAAGACACTCGTACCTACTATAGAACACTGTGTGAAATATGTTTATCACACGGTGCAGGTGCGCATATCCCTCGTTGGCAACGTGCAGGATACAAACCCAAGACCGTGTGTGAAAAATGTGGCTGTCGATCTCAACACGCAGAGGTGTTTCGTGTGTTTCATATAGATGAAAATCTCAACAACTGCAGACCCAACAACCTTAAAACTGTGTGCTTGAACTGTGCCGCTGTCTTAGGCAAAGAGGGCATCACTTGGAGGCAAGGCGATCTTGTGGCCGACTACTAGATTCGCACTCTGTTCGTAAAGCTCATCGATAGAGCCATTATTATCGATAGTGCTGTCAAAATCACTGCCCAACCATGCCCATTCCGATGCATGTATTTTTCGCATCTTCATGGCATTAAGACCCACGTTATTGCCTTGATTAGCACTGATAGCATCTTCATACCAGTCGGGCAACTCACCACGCTGCACCCAAACAATCCGACCGCCTGCATCTTTAATTGATTTAATTTCGTTGGGAAACCTACAATCCGAAATAACTATGTGGTCTTTGCTGGTGCGTAGTTTGTTTTCTAGGCTTGCGATCCATATGTCGTCATGAAATGATCTACGACATACTTCTGTGCCCCAATATTGCAGCACCCATCTAGGAGTTAGTGTAGGCATATCCAACCGTTCTGCCCACCAAGGATCTACCTGTTCTCGCCACTCCCGAGCCTGTGCTGTACGTCCTTCCAGCATGGTTCTGTCCCAACCAAACACGCTGGCCACAGCATCTTTGAGTGTTGACGCAAAACTTTCTCTACGAAATTCGTGAAAATTAACTAGATAATCGGCCACGGTGTCTTTGCCCGAGCCTATAAAACCGCATACACCTATGATCATAAACTGTCCCCTTTAGAACAATTATAATATAGATTAGTTACAAGGTCAACCAGTTATCCAGGTATAGCCGCTGCCGCCAGGAACCAATTTCATCAAATCATCTATGAGTTTTTCCATCTCGGCTTGAGCTTCTGTGATCAATGCTGTGCCGTTAAGCTGTGTGCCGCCTTGTGGGCCTGCTATTTGACCAAACTTGCTTCGTGCTTGGCCTAGCATCATCTTGCAGTTGGCCAAGCTGTAGTCTTTGATCCATTGCCCCGAGTATACATCATCTATGATAGAAAAGTCAGGCTTGGTATTATAGACCTGTAACATCACGCTTTCCTCACCGCGGGGACGTTGATGAATTGTCAATTTGCGACTCTGAGGATGATAGGTAAAATTAATAAAAGAACCAAACATTTTTCCAACCAATTCCTGATACTGACTAAACAGTTCATAGGTTAGTAGTCCTCCCATGTTTGTAGAACTTAACAAATAAGTGTTGGCGTAGGCCAAATTAAATGGTTCAAATACTGTGCCGCCTGTGCCGTTACCAGTTCTGGAGCCAACACTGCGTCTAAAAATTTGACGTACCTGCTGAATTTCTTTAGGTAGTATATACTCGTTGGTACTCTCAGTGAGTGTTAAAAACATATAGCTTTCCTCCACAGCGTTATCGCTACGCTGACGGAACGTTGCTAGGGCACGATTAAGTGCTGTGTCATAGTGTATGGGATCTAGTTCTACATCTACCATACCATCGCCTAGCATGGTTTTGCAGTAGTTATAAACAGAATTTTTGGCTTGATCTGATGTGCTCATACGAGTATTTATCGTAGCGGTAAATATATGACTATGCCAAGACTCAGTTTATACCGGCCCGAAAAGGGCAACGATTTCCGCTTTATAGATAGATCCGCCTGGGAAATGTTCCAAGTTGGCGGCACCGATGTGCTGGTGCACAGATATATTGGACCCGGTGCATCCATACAGGGCGACACACCTAGCACACCTAACTACACCAACGATAATGTGGCAAACATTCAGGATCTGCTGTTTTTAGAAAATCGAGATCGCAAGTACGATCCGGATGTATATGTGATGCGGGGTGTTTATAATATATCTGATATCGATTTTAACCTCAGTCAGTTTGGACTGTTCCTCCAGAATGATACAATTTTTATCACTTTTCATATCACCGATACTGTAGAAAAACTAGGTCGTAAAATCATAGCAGGCGATGTGATAGAATTACCACATCTCAAAGACGAATATGCGTTGAACGATCTTACATTTGCCTTAAAACGTTTCTTTGTGATAGAAGAAGTCAGTAGAGCAGCCGAAGGATTTTCAGTCACGTGGTACCCACATTTATATCGTGCCAAGTGCAAGCCATTAGTAGACAGTCAAGAATTCAAACAGATCTTAGACGACATTGCAGACAGAGAATTCTACAAAGGCGCTTATAATGCCAACATCACTTATTATCCCGGTGATGTTGTACTTGCTGCAAATGGAAAAAAATATCAGGTCACACGTGAAGTCACAGGCATTGCTCCTCCTAATACCACCTATTATGCGTTGGCTGATACACTAAGAGATGTGGTCAGCACCTATGAAAAAGAAATGCAGATCACAGCAGCGGTGTTAGACCAAGCAGAAGCAGATGCGCCACGCAGCGGTTATGACACCAGCAAGTACTATACTCTGCAACGTACCATTGATGGAGAGGTAGAATTAGCCAGTGTAGATGCTACACAAGTTACTGTAGATGCACAAACACAGGCCACCGACATAGCGGGTAATCTACTATACGACACAGACGGCAATGCTGTGTATGTTGGACAGACTGCCAGCAGTGTAATATTGCCGTCAGACGGAGATGGTTACGAAGGCTATCTAACTGAAGATGGTATTCCTCCCAACGGTGCTCCATTTACCGCAGGTATTTCTTTTCCAAACAATCCTGTGAATGGGCAGTTTGCACTGCGTACAGATTATCTACCCAATAGACTGTTTAGATTCGATGGCGTGAGATGGCGTAAATTTGAGGACAATGTGCGTATGTCCATGAGTAATCTTGGTACCAGTGATGTAGCCGCAGGCGAATTCGTAGGCAAGGATGTGCGTCAGACACAAAAAGCCACATTTATTAATAATTCTACGGTGACCACCATAGACGGACAAACAGTTAAAGAAAAGCAGAGTCTCAGCAAGGCTCTTAGACCAGAGGCAGACCTATAATGGATTTTCACTATGACGGACAAATAAGACGCTATGTCACACAGTTCATGCGTGTGTTTATTGGTTTTAAATACCAAGCAGGTGATGGCGAACAACGACAGATACCTGTGATGTATGGTGATTTGACTAGACAGGTAGCCAGCATCATCAAAGACAATTCAGAAAACAAAATGCCCACTGTGCCAAGAATAGCCTGTTATATCACAGGTATAGAAATGGATACCAGTAGACTCAGTGATCCTACATTTGTTTCAAAGATACATATTCGAGAACGTAGATTCACTGATGCCAGCGGTACGAGAGAATACACAGGTGCGCAAGGTGGCAGCTACACTGTAGAAAGGTTAATGCCCACACCTTTTAAATTGACCATGAAAGCTGATATATGGACATCTAATACAGATCAAAAATTACAGTTGCTGGAACAGATATTGGTGCTGTTTAATCCCAGTCTGGAACTACAGACCACAGACAACTACATTGACTGGACCAGCCTCAGCGCCATGTATCTAACCAGCACTAATTTTTCCAGTAGGACCATTCCTCAGGGCGCAGAATCAGACATAGACATCTGCAGTCTTGATTTCGAAATGCCCGTGTTTATATCACCACCGGCCAAGGTCAAAAAGCTAGGCATAGTTCAAAGCATAATAGCCAACGTGTTCACAGAACAAGGCGACGTGAAAGATATTTCAGATCTAATATACAATACTTCGCAAGCTAACATGTCCGTGACTACCAAAACTTATGGTAATTATCGAGTTCTGCTGTTCAAATCTAACACGGGAGCGGTCAATGATAATCAATATGATCTCACACTCGTGAATCCCTCAGACGCGGTGCAGTCACTAGGGCTGAGTGAGAAAGAATTTAAAAATGGTGAGCCGATAGAATGGTCAACGATTCTAGAGATTCAAGGCGGCTATGTACCAGGCAGTGAAATATGGTTCCAAAAGGCCAGCGGCTATGAGATAGTAGGCACATTTGTAATCAATCCCTTGGATCAGACCGTGCTCACATTGACCTTGGATGCAGACACATATCCTGCCAATGACGACATTGTCAGTAGCATATCTGCTAGAGGTACCGTGGATGCTATTATAGATCCTTACAAGTACAATCCTTTAGAAGTTTATGGATCACATGCACAGATACCACTGGGACTGAGATTCTTGATGTTAGACGATGTCAACTACAGCGAGAATCGCGGTGGTTATATTAATCTTCCGTCGAATCCTGCAGACAGCACATCCATACCATATAGAGGTCCGCAGGCCTGGCGCGATCCCAGCAACAATGATTCATCATGGGAAAATCAAGACGGCACTGATCCTGTGATCACAGCTAACTCTATAGTAGAATGGACTGGACAGACTTGGGCCACAATTTGGAACCCCGAAGACCATACGCTGGAAGATGCAGCTATCACAGGCGAAGATTTCTCACCCACACACATTCAAAATATCCGCACAGGTATCAAATACAAGTGGGACGGTGCTCAATGGCTCAAGGCATTTGAAGGCGAGTATTTGCCAGGAGAGTGGAACTTCAAGACTGTGGGTGGATAAGTATCTGCATGCAACAGCGTGCCGGATTATTATTCTTAGCTAAAACCACAGGTCGTATACTGCTGATCCTAGATGCAGAGCGATGGACTGTGCCTACATTTCAGCGTAGTCTTAGCCTCCTAGAAGATTCGAACGAATTATTAAATCAATATGCACATGGTCGTATAGTTCCTATTGAACTATATCTCAGTGAAGATCGCGGTTTTGAATACGGCACATACGTCTGTGTGGTTGATCAAGAGTTTTTAACACAGAGTGCTTCCACTGTTGCTTGGGCTAATCTAGATCATCTTCCAAAACAACTGC